TCGTTTTGGTAAGAAAATCTTTGACAAGATTAATGACCTAATGAATCCAGAGTTTGAAGATGAGAGTCCAGTAAACCCATTTGACCTTTGGGCGGGTGCGAACTTTAAGATGAAGATTCGTAAAGTGGAAGGTTATTCCAACTATGATAAGTCTGAGTTTGAAGCTTCAAGTGCACTTCTTGAAGATGATGATAAGATGGAAGAGATTTGGAAGTCAGAAAACTCTTTGAAAGAGTTGGTAAGTGAAGATAAGTTCAAGTCATTTGATGAACTCCAAACTAAACTGAATCGTGTTCTTGGTTTGGGTGGTGAGCTCTCTTCACCTAAGACTGTGGATGTTCCATTTGATGGTGGTCAACCTTATACGGCTCCACCTCAACCGGCTGCTGAGTCAACTAGTGACGGTGATGAATCTATGGATTATTTTCAGAAACTAGCTCAAGAGGCTTAATCAATAAAACTAGTGGGGGTTGAATAAACTCTCACTAGATGCCCTGTAGTGCTCTTACTGTGGACTCATTAGTTCTTGTACTAGCTGGTGCATTTAGAGATGTTGTTTGATTCATTGATTGTCTATTGTCTTGTCTGTTATCTTGTTGTATAACAACTGGAGCTTTAGTTCCACTTGCAGCTTCATTCTGTCGTGACATCATGACCATTTCTAACGCTTTTTGATCAATGTCTGCATTACCCCTAAGGCTCTCAAACTCTTTTATACTCATCCCTGTAGGTTTTGTTAATGCTCCTCCACCAGAACTCTCAAATAAACTATCTGGAAGAATGCGTCTAAGAGCAGAACCTTCTGGAATAAGAGAATTTGCTAATGCTGCAATATCAAGATTGAACAAACCATTGACAAAATTATAAACTCCATCTAAAAACTCATTAAATATTTTGGAAAATGAGAAACTATCCAAACTTTTTTCTATTTCTGTAAATCCAAAGAATCCAGCAATCCACGCGATACCATCTTTTAAAAGGTCTGCCACTTGTAGGAATGCACCATCTATAAAACCACCTATCGCACCAAAGATACCATTGAGTATTGATGCAAAGAATCCTTCACTCTTTTCTACAGCGTCTTTAGTTTCAAATCCAGCATCAAGAAGACCCATAATAATTGTAAGAGGTGCTCCTAGAATTCTACCTAGACCTGCCATCGCTTTAAATACTGTTTTCATTGGTGATAGAAATTTCATAATTGTTTTGACTATTCCTCCACCGCTGTCTGCTACTTTAGCTGCGTCGCCACCCATACCAAGAAGGTCACCTATTACTTTGAATGGTGATGCTAGTGTTGCTCCAAAGTTTTTAATAGACTGAAAAACATTACCAATCTTAGTGAATATTCCACCACCCATTCCCTTAACTATATCAATTACAGGATCAATCGCTGTCTTTATTCTTTTGAATATACTTGTTTCTCCACCAAAGAAATTTCCTATTTTGGTAAAGATACCACCACCAAATGCTTTAACAGCATCTACTGCAGTGTCAACTATTTTTCCAATACGTTTGAATATGCTTGTTTCTCCAACGAAGAAGTTTTTAATTTTACCAAATATTCCACCAGTAAAACTTTTTACACCATCTACTGCAGAGTCAACTAATGTTCCAATACGTTTGAATACACTCGTTTCACCTATAAAGAAGTTTTTAATTTTCATAAAAATCTGACCTATTTTCCCCTCGGCTTTGAATGCATTAATAAAATCATCCAAAAATTTAGGTCTAGGAATCATGTCAACTAACTTGAAAAGAAACTTACCAACTTTTCCAATTAATTTAGTAACAAACGTAAGCCATCCAGCAGTTAATCCGGCTGCTAATCCAAGAGCACCAGCACCTATAAGACCAAATCCCTTCAATACAGATGTAAGGAAACTGTCTTTGCTCTTTTTCCCATCAAGAGCTACTGTAGGTTTAAGACCTCTAAGAATTTTCAACATCTCAGCATCTTTTCTATCTTGCTCTCTTTTATTTTCTAACTCTTGAGATCTGTTACCCTTCAATAAATCATTTTGTTCTTTAAGAGTATTATTTACTGTTGTTAAATCAGACATAGCTTACTTTGTTTCTTTAACTTTTGGTTCAATAAGTTTAGTTCCTGCAAACTTTTTTGCAGTAAGTTTTTTCATAGCTGCATCAACTTTAGCTGTAGCCCTACCACTTTCTTTTCCGGCTGGGGCTTTTACTGTTGCTTCTTTAAATAACTTCTCTAGTAGTCTTTTGAATGTTATCATATCTTTCTACCTTTGTTGTTCTTGTTGTACTCTTTCATTCTCTTCTTTAACCCATTGTAATAACAGGTCTTGGTATATTTGTTTTTCGTAGGGCAACATATCCTCTAGTTCCGCCAAACTCCAATGATGATGTTGTATCATAGCAAAATTATTTAAATAATATGCTTCAAGTGAGTTATGGCTTAGGCCTATCCGAAAAACGAAGCTACTCCCTGTATAGTTTGAGTTTCAGTTTCGTTGCACTTTGGACAAGTATACTCTATATCATGTTTCAGTGCTGGTAAATTATCAAAGTAATCTTTCAATTTTGAAAACTGATTAGATGATAATGAGTTTATAAAATCATCAACTTCTTTAGTCGTATGGTCTTGAACCGAAAACAATTCATCATTAGAATATATTTCAGTTATACAATCTCTTATCGTGTCAAATGCTGAATCTATTTGACTCTTACTACCATCAATATTTGAAAGAGCTTTAACTGTAGGAGGCACCATTCTAACTTGTACTTCATCTGTTATTTTTATCAAGTCTGATTCATTTTTATTTTTTGTCGGTTCTACTTTAGTTAAATCAATTTCTACTTTTATTACTCCATCACATTCGCCGGGCTTATGTGTAAAATTGATAGTACTTATATCTCCTACTGCTTTAGATCTCATCCTGAGAAATATGTATTCAAGATCTACCATTGCTATATCATCAACCTTGAACCCCTCAGTACTTACACATTGTGTGATAAGTTGTTTTAATGCCCTAAGTATTTCTTTTTCATCTTGTCCTTCCATCGCCTGTAAAAGGATTTTTTCTTCTTTGACCAGAAAAGGTCTGTATTGTATTTTCTTACCAGACGATGGTAGTTTTAAATCGTATGTGGCTACATTTAATAATGGTAAAGCCATAATATTCTCCTTTTCAAATCATTAATTATTCAATTTCTTTATGTTTTTTAACCTATGTAGTTCCATCTTCTATATTTAAATGTTACAGAAAGTTTTAGTACTTCATTCCCCTGTGAGTGACCCAGCGCAACTTCTCCAACAGCAGAGGGATATGCTTCTCGTAGCTCTATTTTATAATCACCTATTGGTGAATCAAACTTGTCTACATCATTTTTTAATCTGGTTATTACGAGTGGTGTAGTATAATTATCCCAATATTGGGGATTACCACTTTCAGAGTCTATAATGAGTGATTGCCAATCATCAAAATATCTTTTTATAAAAAGATTATCATCTAAATAAAACGATAATGCAGCTTCTGTAAATGTTTCCCTGTAGGGCATTTCTCTTGGTGGGCCATATATATCATGTGGAGTAGATGCTAAACTTTTAGTTGGAAGAGAAACAGAATCACACATATACTGTAATTTATCTGGTATGTCTGCAAAAGTAGTCAATGCTGCAGGAGATTTTATATTTACATTATACCTATGTCCTTTTGCAAAGTCTCCTCCAAGTTTTGCTTTTAAAGTTTCTATGCTAAAATCTGTTTGTGGCATTAGTAGAATTTCCCGCTGTCATTCCAGACAACACCTTTTTTCTGTTTTTGAAATCTTTCAACTGGTAGGAATATTGCTATTTCCCACTCGTCAGCGTTTATCCTCACGGTGTTTGAACGAACATTAGTACCAAGATATCTCTTTACACAAGGAACTGCTCTGCCAAAACCTTTCAATAAATCATACGACAACTTCAACCTTGTGGTTGCATCAAACTTCTTATTAGTCGCATACTTTTTCAACTCATCCATAAGAACTGCTCGTTCTCTTGGTGGAATGTAATGTAAATTCAAACCATAGAATCCACCTTTAGTTTTCTCAAATGGAAACACCAAAGGATACATATCCCAATACGGTAACTTCTTGGCAAACTTTGGATCGTACTTGTAGAATAGCATTTTTCCAAGTGCTGCACTACTATCTTCTTGTCTTTTAAGAAGTTGTGCTGGAGTCACTGCTCTCATACGAGTACTTGCACT